TTATCAGAACTTGACCGCAACGCACGAACCAACGTAGCAAACCTGCTCGTACAAGGCTTAGACCAAACCTCTATGCGTATCGCATCAACAATGCCGATGCCATTCTTCCCACCAATCAAACAAAACAACGCAGACTCACAAGAACAAGCACGCCTTCGCAAAAAAATCATTTTGTCATACTGGGACAAAAACAAAATGGGACTCAAAATGCGTCGACGTGCAAGACACTTCCTTGCATACTCATCCAGCCCAGTATATTTGCGCCCAGATTTCAAAACGTTGACACCAACCTGGTCTATCCGCAACCCGTTAGACACTTACGCTGCACCAAACGAAGACCCAGACAACCTAGTACCAGATGACACAATTTTTACGTACACCAAAACCGCTCAATGGCTTATCGACCATTACGGTTCACAAGTTGTTGGCAAACTGCGCATGGGGCGTGTGACACCAGACTCACGTTTCACCATCCTCGAATACTGCGACGACATGGAAATCGTTTTGTGTGTTATGGGTGCGCCAGTCGCAGAAGGAATGACACCACCAGAACGAGCAGGTTTAGAAACCATTGAACTGGAACGGATGCCAAACCGTACAGGTATGCCACTGTCCGTTATCCCAAGTCGTATCTCATTAGATACCCCTAAAGGACAATACGACGGTGTACTCGGAATGTATTTCACACGCGCACGTTTACAAGCACTCACAGAAATTGCTATCGAACGCGGCATCTTCCCAGACGAATACTTGGTGGCACGCGCAGGCGAGAACCCTGAAATCATCCAGATGGCTGACGGAAAAACAGGTCAGTTAGGTGTTGTTAAGGGTGGTGACATTCAACAACTACAGACCAACCCAGGTTACAAAACAGATACAGCCTTAGACCGTCTCGAACGCCAAGAGCGACTTGAGGGTGCTATCCCTGCAGAGTTCGGTGGCGAATCAGGCACCAACATCCGTACAGGTCGCCGCGGCGAAAACGTACTCTCATCAACAATTGATTTCCGTGTACAAGAAGCCCAAGCAGTATTTGAACAAGCCTTGTACGAAGAAGACAAAATTGCTATTGCTATTGAACTTGCCTATTGGGGCAATCAAAAGAAATCGTTTTTCTTACAAGGACGCGCATCAGGTGGCATGACCAACTATGTGCCAAACAAAGTATTCGAAACAGACTTCCACTACGTCTCATACCCATCATCAGGTTCAGATGTTAACGGTCTTATCGTAGGTTTAGGTCAAAGACTAGGTACAGGTTTGATGTCAAAAGAATCTGCCCGTGAATCCGACCCGTTGATTACTGACCCTGAACTAGAAAAAGACCGCATCACATCCGAATCAGTAGAAGCCGCATTGCTATCAAGTATTCAGACACAGGCTGCTGACCCTAACGGACCATACCAACCAGATGACCTTGCATACCTAACAATGCTTACTGTGGAAAAGAATATGAGTTTGTATCAGGCTGTACAAAAAACTCAGCAACGCGCACAAGAACGTCAGGCTGCGATGGCACCACAAGGCGCACCAGAAACTATGCCAGGACTAGCAATGCCAGGTATGGGTGCAGAACAACCAACAGCACCAGCAGGACCACCAAACATTCAAACACTACTAGCACAACTTGGTGGACCACCAGCAGGCGCAGCAGCACAACCAGGAACACCAGGAGCAGTACTCAGTTTAGGGGGGAGATTATAAATGGCAGCATACGGACAACGCACCGATTTGAACATGGCACCATCAGCGGTACCAGGACAAACATACGGTGAAGCAGGCGCACAGATGGCTGCTCAACGCGCAGTACCAATGGGCGCACCAGCCGCACCTACAGCACCACAAGGGATTCAACCTGGCGCACAAGGACCATTAGACCGACCAACAGACCGACCAAACGAACCTGTAACCGCAGGCGCACCATTTGGACCAGGACGCATGGGAGAACAAACAGCATACGCTGGACCAGTCGGTGGTGATTCTGTTCTTGATGAACTACGTGCGCTATACGCAAAATTCCCAAACAACGATTTGGCTGACATGATTGACTCTTATATTCGCGAAGGATACTAATGGCTGTATTTTCAGCGAATGACCCTGTATACCAAAAAACAGCAATCAAATCAGTAACAGGGAACATTGCCAATCAAACAAAACTAGAAGCAACAGCATTACCACAAGTCGCCGCAAACGTTGCTGCTATCTACAAACAATCGCCTTGGGTGTCGCCATCCGTTATCTTGTCGCTGGCAAAAGGCAACGCATCGCAACCAGTAATTGATGCCGCATCGTCAATTGGAATGAAACAATACATTGCCAACAACGACCCACAACCAGCAGAAAAAAAGGGTTGGTTTGAAAGAAACGTTTTTGACAATCTTAAATCTGTTTCAAGATGGTCATTTGCTGCACTCGATTTAGTTCCACAACTAGCACAAAACGCTGCATCACAAATCTTTTCGTCTAACGACCCTGCTGGTCACGACGGATGGTTCGCATCAACGACACTTGGCACCATGATGGCTGCCGCTCAAGGGAAAATTGACCCTAAGACTGGCAAACCTATTTCGGCTGGCGACGGATACCTATTTGGTGGAACCGCTGCAGAAACACAAGCAGAACGCGCACGCCGATTCCGTGGAACAATCAACGGTTCAGCATGGACAGTAGGACGTGGTTCAGCAAGTCTTGTCTTTACACCAGGTTCAAGAGAATACGGGATACTTTCAGGCTTTGTAGACGCTGCAGTAAACCTTTACGCAGACCCAACAATGATTGCTGGAGAAGCACTGCGAGTTGCCAAAACTGGTGAACAAGCAAAAGGTTTAATTGGCACACGCAAAATTGCTGGGTTCCTTGGCGGAAAACTAAACGAACTTGGCATTATCGAAAGCAACGTCATACCTGCACTCAAAACTGCCGACGAACTTGCTGCCGCACAACGGATTGCGCGTGGAGAAGCAGGACTAAACGCTAAGGAAAGCATTGCATTTAAACACTCTGACTATATGCAATGGATAACAAGCAACCATAAAGCAGCCCGTTTAACAAAAAATCTTGCTGATATTGCAAGCAATGTAAAAACAACAATCACAGCAGGAAAACTTGTCAAAGGTGAAGCATCAGCGGCACGCGCTAAAGGTGTTCTTGAAATTATAAAACAATTTAAAGGCAACATTGATATTGAAACAGCAACAAAATTTCTTGAACTAGACACTCTCGAAAAACAACAAGCGTTTCTTGGAGAAACTGCAGCACGACTAGTTGGTCAACTTGAGGGAATTGCATCACCAGAAAATGTCATGTTGCCACGTCACATTACAGACCTCGGTGGAGTGGGAGCAACATCAGCGTTACGAAAATCTGCACGTGAACGTGTACCGCTATATCGCAACATACGTAACTCTCGATGGTTTACAATGGTTCCAAAAACAACAACCGCTATTAACGGTACTGGTCTTGAAAAAGCGCAAGCAGTTCTCACATATGAACGCTACGCCAAAGGAATGAAGTTAGATAAAAATAACCCTGAAGCATTTGCCATGTTTATGGGAAAAGTTGTTAATGCCTTTAGTGAATCAGATGTAACTGTTGCCAAAGATGCAATTGACACCATTTTTGATGACATGGTAGTTACTGCACTTAAAGCATCTGGTGAAGATGAGCGGTTAGCAACAAATATAACAAAATATATGCGCGATAAATTAAACGAACAACGCGCTTTTAACTTAAACGACCTTGGTAAACCAGACGATGGTGGGCTTGTTAAGTCGCTAACTGACACATACCAAATTGCAAATAGAGCATTAAGAGATGTTGAACCACAAAACTGGGAGAACGCTGTACTCAATGGTCCTGGAGCGTTAGTCGAACTTGCAGACAATGTTCATGTGCTTCCAAACTTTAGAAAAATGCGTGCGTTAACAGCAAACCCTGCAGTACGAAGAATGGTAACCAGCGGCGGTGGTGAAACACGTAAAGGTTTAGAAATAATTGAATTTATCCAAAACGATGTTTGGAAAAAACTTACACTCATGCAGGGTGGATACATCATGCGCAACATGTTTGATGCGCAATACCGTATTGCAACTACTGGTCTTAAAGGATTTTTCAATCATCCTTTCCAATACGTCCAATATGCGATGCTTGACCGTGGTGTAGGAAACATTATTGGTGACGAATTTGATAACGCTATTGCGGATAAAGCAAGAAACTGGGAAGATGGATTAGACAACTTCCAAGAAGCACTTAGTTCTGGCATGTACAGAAACATGGAAAACGAACAAAACGTGTTAGAAGCCCAGTTCCGCAACAAAGACATGGGGCAAGTAACACGGGCTGTTGATGCCACATCGCACACAAACGGATACGTAGACAACCTTGCCATCATCAATGCTGACCCAGTTCTCCGTAGGGTTGCAATGCTACAAGACCCAGTTCTCAATTTGACAGTTCAGCAACGTACAGAAAAGATTGTTGAATTTTTGGGAACACAAGAAGGTGCAAAAGCACGCAAGATATTAGAAAAGTATGTTCGTGGTGGAATCAGGATTGCTGACCCAGTAACAGGGAAACGTTTGATTGTTAAATTTGGAAGAAACGACACAGACCAAGTTGTTGCTGGTTGGATTAACAAATTATCCGAAGCACGTGTAAACACAATCGTTCGCGGTGACGATGATTTGCGTTTTATTGTGGCTCACGGAGAAACACCACTTATGCAAAAAGGTGTTAAAGCACCAGAAATTCCAATGCGTTTAGACACTGTAGAATTGGCTGACCCTAAAAATGTAAAGAAAGCAGAAGTTGGCACAAAAGTTTTATTGGGTAAAGATGCCAATAAAAAAGATACCTATGGAATCATTGTTCGTATAGAGGATTCAAAATCGATTGACCCACTCACCCAACTTCCAAGTACGTTAAAAACCGCAATCATTCAGCCAGTTGCACAGGACCGTGCGTTCACTCGTGACTATTTGGGCAGCCAACAGTTAAGAGATTTGGTTGATTTTAAAGGTAACGCTGGAATTAACCCAGTTACAGGAAAAACTTATTTAGCAGAACAAGTTAAAGTTGCTACAAGAGGTATTCCGAAAGGTGACGCTGAAGGCAAACGTGCTTTGGCTGCATGGAAATCTGGAACAGACTTTTTCTTCCAAGGACTATATGGGCGTGCATCTAAGACTTTAGAAAAATCTGTTGTATATCGACAACTATATTATAAAGAAGTTGCCGCTAATGCCGACTTACTTTCTCCAACAGAAGCCAAAAAACTTCTTACACAAATTGAATCTTTTGCTTCAGATGCAGGGACAACAGCAGAAAAATATGTTGGCAACAAGAACATCCTCAAAAAAATTGAAGAGTCAATACAAACCCCAGGCGATGGAACTATCAAACAATTAGAGCAATACTCGTCAGCAGTAGCCCTACGCGACACAAAAGAACTTCTATACAACGCTGTTGACAGGTCGAACCTTGAAGACATTTTGCGTATTGTCATTCCGTTCGGTCCAGCATGGAAAGAGGTTCTTGGAACCTATATGAACTTGATGATTGAAGACCCATCACGTATCCGCCATGCCCAATTAGCCTTTACTGGTGCAACCAAGTTTGACCCAGACCAAAACGGTCAAGGTTTTTTCTACAAAGATGCCGTCACTGGTGATTACACGTTCAACTTCCCTGGTTCTGGATGGTTAGCAAAACATCTAACTGGGTTGACTTCGCCATTACAGGGCAACGTAAAAGGTTTGTCGATTGGTTTGGGTGTTCTCCCAGGTATCGGACCGATGGCTCAAGTCGCGGCATCAAAAATCATTCCAGATACACCACAGTTTGATGAGATAACAAAAATCTTGTTGCCATATGGACGTAAAACAAACATCGAATTTATGCCAGCGTCAATTAGGCGTCTTGGTGAAGCAATCGCAGGCAATACACAAAACCTCGAAACCGTATATGGAAACACATATATGGAAGTAATTAGAGTGTTGTCAACATCTGGTGAGTATGACTTGACCAATCCTAACGAAAGAGAAAAACTGTATTCAGATGCTAGGTCGAAAGCAAAGATTCTTGCTGGTATGCGTGCTATTGGACAATTCTTGGGACCAACTTCACCTTCATTAGAGTTTGAGGTTTCTTCTAAAGATGGCGATATTTATGCAACCAAACTTGTTCAAGAGTTCCATAAGTTGCAATCAGAAAACTATGACACTGCGGTACAAAGATTTTTGGAAACATACGGCGATGATGCGTTTCTGTATATTTCCTCAAAGACTCGTTCCATCGAAGGTGGTCTGGAAGCGTCAGACGCATTTGGTGATTGGGAACGTGACCCTGAAAATAAAAACTTATTCAACATGTACCCAGATGTCGCAGGATACATGGCACCACCTGGAGATAACTTCTCATTTCAAACCTGGAACCGCCAACTTACCACTGGTAAACGTGAACGCCTAACAGACCGTGAGATGGTAGCCCAAGCAGAGTTCCGTATTGCAGCATCAAAGTATCGTGCGCTAAAGAACCAACTTGGCAACTCTCCAACTGCCAACCAAAGAGAATGGTTGAGCCAATGGAAAGACCAACTTTACAAACAGTATCCAGGGTATTTCACTAGTGCAGGGTTTGACCCAACAGAGTTCCCACGCAAAATTAAACAGATGCAAGACATGATAACCAGCCCAGTGTTGAAAGATAATGCGGCTGCTATAGCCCTCAAACAATATCTAGCAGCACGCGACAAAGCCCTTGCTTCTATGGCTAGTGCTGGATACAAAAATCTTAGTTCGAAGGCTGCCCAACCGCTGAGGGACTGGTTGAGTAGTATTGCATCTATGCTTGTAGTACAAACCCCAGAATTTGCACGCATTTTTGAACAAGAACTTGCATCGGAAGTAGACCAATAATGGCAATGAAACCAATGGATAAAACCAAAACAGGTGATGGAACATCAACGGATTCTGCACCTGTAACCGTAGACCCAAATTTGAGCGCAAATGCTCCAGCACCAGAGGGTTCATCAGGCAGCGCAGATGTTTTAAGAAAAGATGTAAAACTTCCAGTGCGTCGTGTTGTCACAACCGCACAAGGTTTGTCATCAATGAACATTGCTAAGGGCGAGTTCTCCAATCAGACAATGACTGCATCATCACCAAACTCGCGTTCTCAAACAGTTGAGTTTGATTACACTGGTCAACAACTAGTCAACAACCGCGGTGTCCCTGAACGCGGTCAATATGATGTCACCAAAGAAGCAGCCAGTATTCTTACTGGTTTAAGTCCTGACGTACGACGGGGTTTGGTGGCAGTCATGCAAAGCCACGGTATGTACGGTGGCTCAAAACCAAGCAACACCTTGGTGCAGTCGGTTGATATTGGCGCAACCCAAGAATTTTTGTTATTTGCAAACTCTCAAGGTGTAACCGTTGACGTAGCAATGGGTCTTCTTAAAAACAATTACCCTGCTGTTGCTGGTACTGGCAGACGTTTTAGACCGCCAGCACGTCAAGATGTGATGTCTGTGTTTGAGGAAGCCATTGGACGTATCCTTGGTCGAGCAGCCACTCCTGGTGTAACAGAACGTTTTGTTAAAGCCTTTACTGAAATGAATAGAAAAGAATTTGCTGGTGGGGAAACTGCACCTAATGTTCAGGCGGCTGCTGAGGCACAGATTAAACAAGAGTTTGGTCCAGAGGCACAGGCTGTTGGGGCATTGTCGTTGATGAATGTTCTTGATAAAGCAATTAAAGGAATCCAATAATGACACCACAGGAAACAGAACTTGAAAAAGCACAAACTGCTTTACGTAATGGCGAGGTGTATACCTATAAAGGTGTCAAGTATTCACTTACCAAACTTCGCGATGAACTTATCCCTGCGCTGAAAGATGATGTTCTTGCAGAACAAACCCGTATTGATGCTGAAACTAAAGCAAAAAATCTTGAATCAAGCACAGAAGCCGATGTTAAGAATCAAACAAAACTATCTATTAAACGTGCTAAAAGTTTAAAAAAGGACGCTGAATTTTCTGCAGGGGTTGCTCTTACAAAATTTAACGATGGTGATATATCCGAACAAGAATATCTAACTGCGTTAGAGTTGCCCAAGAAAATTCAGGCAGATATTACTGCGATGGAATCTGGTTCTGTTAATGCGAAACTTGGTGCTGGTCGAACTTATGAAATTATTGGCGAGACACCAGAGAGTGCAGCAACCACTGGCACCCAACCAACCACTGCTGGTGGACGAACACTTACAGCGGCTGAATCAAAGGCTGCAACAACAGGAAGAACTCTGAAAGAACCAACTGGCGTGGCTCCAGTTACCACAGACACCACTATTACTAGCACTACTCCCACCAATGGGGCAACAACCCCAACTGATACGGTAGGTAAGCGTAAAGCCTATGTAGACGCGCAACTAGCAACACAAAAACTTGAAGACACACCAGCAAACCGCAAGAAACTGCGTGAAGAGTTTAACGCAACACAACCCGCTGGAAAAACCACCGTTGTTGACACTGCATGGGAAGCAACCTTCAAAGAAAAGTTCCCATCAAAAGCATGGCTACTAACAGAAATCGATAGAGCAAAATACCCGCAACTATTCTCCACTATTCAAAATGCTATTACCACCAAAATGTATGACTCCACAACTGGGTTAGCACTTTTTGAAGAACAATTAAAAGGAACCGATTTCTTTAAAGAGATTTCAACATCAGGAAAAGTACAAGAAATTAAAAAACTTGTTGGGAACCTTGGATTTGACACAACAGATTTTGTTCAGTTTGTTAATACTTCTATTAACTTTGGTTGGACTGGCGACAAACTCAAACAAGAAACATACAAGAACGCATTTGACACCGACCCTGGCACTGGGAAGTACCTTAACCCTAATGCCGTATCCAGAGTAAGAGCATCTGCCGATTATATTAGTACCCAAAATATCGCTAAACAATTTTTTAATATGAACCCGTCTGAAACAGATGTTCTTAAAGTTTTGACTGGTGAGCAAACGGCTGCTGACTATGAAATGCAACAACGCGAATTTGTTAAAAACATAGAATCATATAAGCACCTTGCGCCATTGTTGGATTTGGGTTTAACAATGACAGGTATTGCAGACAGGTACAGAAAGACCGCAGCCAATTTGCTTGAGGTAGATGAAAATTCTATTGATATGTCTACCGCGAACTATGAACAAGCGTTGACCTATAACGATAATGGCAAAATGCGTTTGATGACTAACGGTGAGTGGGAGAAGTTGTTGCGTACTGACCCACGTTATAAATGGGAATTTACAAATAATGCTAAAAGCGAAGCGAGAAGTTTGTCTTCTAACATTGCTCAGGCTCTTGGAAAGGTGGTCTAGTTATGTCAATGATGGACTTTAGTGGTGTTGATTTTGGTTTTGGTTTAGAAGGTCTTAATGAAGCGTTATCTAAATTTCGTGACGCTGAGGGTAGGGGTATTGCTGATTCTGGATACGACCCATCCACACTTCAAGAACCCAGTCCCACCGCCACGGGCGCGACTGGTGCCACTGGTTTGCCAGCAAAAACAGTTACAAATACCAGTAGTTTCACTATGGCTGGTCGCGAGATAACACGCACAACATACAGTGATGGAACATACTCTGATGACGATAACGGTCCAGCCGAAACATTGCAAGATATTTATAACGCAAACAAGGCTATCGAAACATCGCAGAGCAATGAGTCAATGTCCTCAATTCTTTCAAAGACATTAGAGTTCTATAACATCACCGACCCACAACTATTGGCTGATGTCAAGTCTGCTGTGGCAGATAGACGTTTAACTGGAACATCAAGCATCGATGATATTGGTATCCAGTTACGCGAATCACCTGCGTTTCAGGCACGTTTTGCAGCCAACGAAGTACGACGTAAGGCTGGAAAACCAGTTTATTCGGTTACGCAACTACTGCAATTGGAGACCTCATATCGCCGTAATCTGGCTGATGCTGGTATGCCAAAAGGTTTCTACGATGACCCAGTATCTTTGCAGAACTTTATTGTTAATGATGTGTCGCCAGATGAGGTGCTTGCTCGTGTTCAACTGGGATTTCAAGCAGTAAGAGATGCCCCTAAAGAGGTGGTAAATCAAATGAAAAGCCTATACAACATTGATGACACCCAGTTGGCAGCCTTCTTTTTGGACCCAACAAAAGGTAAAGATATTGTTCTTCGTGCGGCTGATGCGGCACAAATTGCAGCCCAAGCCAAGGTTGCTGGCGGCATGACACTGGATACTATTCAAGCAGAGAATCTTGCACGGGCTGGTGTCACAACACAACAAGCCCAAGCAGGGTTCTCCCAGATAGGTCAACAAGCAGGACTGTACCGTCCACTAGAAGGTGAGCAAGCCATCACTCAAGAGGACATCCTTGCTGGAACTTTCACAAACGAACAAGCAGCGCAGCAACGTATTGCCCGTCGCCGACGCAGCCGTACCGCGACATTTGAACAAGGTGGAGGGTTCGCTGAACAGAACTCCCTCACCCAATCAAACCGCAACGTAGGACTCACCACGGTAGGACAATAAACACATCTGTCATAAGACTGTGCTACAGTAAAACTACCTACACGGGAACCCCCCGACCTGTGTGGAGCCATATGGGGTGACCAATCAACCGCAGCCACCACGTACCTCGGACATGGTGTGGGCAGAAACGAGAGTGCCATATGTCAGATATTGACAACTACGACAACGAAGACCAAATGGAATCAAACCAAAACCCTGTTAGGGCAAGGATGAAACAATTGGAGAAAGAAACCGCCGACCTACGCAAATTGGTAGCGGAATCTGAAGTAGCAAAAAGAGAACTAGCGTTCGTGAAAGCAGGCATCGACCTCACTGCACCAGCGTCAAAGTACTTTGTTAAAGGCTACGACGGAGAACTTTCCCCAGAAGCCATTAGGGATGCCGCTGTTGAGGCGCAACTGATTAGTCCCCCAGATTCCACCCCTAGCAGAGAAGAAGCAAACGCTTGGCAACGAACCGCAAAAATTGCGGCAGGAACCCAAACAACGCAACCACCTGTTGACTGGACTCGAAGGCTTAACGACGCACGAAGCCCTCAAGAAGTAGATTCAATTTTGGCAGAAGCACGAATAGCACTACAAAATTCGTAATCACTTCTACACAAAGGAAAAATAATCATGGCAGGCGAAACCCAACTCTCGTCTCTGTCTGTTGACCAGGTAGCATTTGACCGTCTCGCATATTTTGCGTTGCGTTCAGAACTCTTGTTCGACCAGGCAGCAGACGTACAACCAGTACAGCAGGCAATGCCAGGAACTGGCGTCACGTTCACAATTTTCAGTGACATTTCAGCAGCAACGTCAACACTGAACGAAGTGACCGACGTTACACCTACAGCATTGTCTGACAGCCAAGTAACCGTAACTCTTAACGAATACGGTAACGCAGTTGTCACCACAGCCAAGTTGCGCGGAACAGCGTTCTTGGATGTTGACTCAGCAGCAGCAAACATCATTGGTTACAACGCAGGCGATTCAATCGACCAAGTTGTCCGTGAAGTTCTATCGGGCGGAACAAACGTTTCGTACGGTGCTGGTGGTTCAACATTGCCAACGAGCCGTGTAACGGTTCAGGCTGAAGACATCATTGCAGCAAGCAACGTCCGTAAGGTCGTAGCCCAGTTGCGTGGAGCAAACGTAGCAACCTTCAACGGTTCCTACATCGGCTTCATCCACCCAGACGTTTCATACGACTTCCGTTCAGCAACGGACGCAGCCGCATGGCGTACGCCAGCGAACTACGTTGACCCATCGGGTATCTACAATGGAGAAATCGGCTTGTTTGAGTCGGTACGTTTCATTGAGACACCACGCGCAAAGGTTCGTGAAAACGCTTCGAACGGTACCAGCACAACTGGTGCAGTCGATGTTTATGACACTTACATCATGGGTCGTCAGGCTCTTGCCAAGGCATACTCAGCACAAGATGGTAACGGCGCAGTGCCGAAGATTGTTCGCGGTAACGTGACCGACCTTCTCATGCGTTTGCAGCCATTGGGTTGGTATTGGCTTGGTGGCTACGGTCGCTTCCGTGAGGCAAGCCTCCGTCGCATTGAGTCTTCTTCCTCAATTGCAACTAACGTCTAATTAGATAGATGTGGCTTTAGCCCCCTGCTTCGGCGGGGGGCTTTTGCTTTTGGTATAGTATGTTGAACGAAAGGTTTGTATGTCTATTTCTAATTATGCAGAATTAAAGATTTTGGAGCACACCACGGGTAAGACTGCGTGGACTATGCCAACGACTGTGTATGTGAAGTTGCATACTGCTGATGCTGGTGAGGCTGGTACTACTGCGGCTGCTACCGAGACAACTCGTAAGGCTGCTGCGTGGGCTACTGCTGCTTCTGGAGCGATTGCTACTTCTGCGACTATGGAGTGGACGAATGTTTCTACTACAGAAACGTATAGCCATTGGTCTATGTGGGATAACTTGACTGCTGGTAACTGTTTGTGGACTGGTGCGTTGTCGTCGTCTGCTGCTGTGACTGCTGGCGATACTTTTCAAATCACCGCACTCACACTGTCGCTCGACTAGGTAGGTAGCCCCTAGTGGCTATTACAGCGGTTACAGGGTTCGTTGAACCGTTTAAGAACACTCACCCGTTTTATAGGTATGGGTATGTTAATGCCACACGCACGGCTTCTGGTAGTGGTGTTGGTACTCAAACTGCGAGCGGTGCGAGGGCTATTGTTGTTACTGCTACAGCGTCAGGGTTGGGTACTGCTTCTTCTACAGCAAGCGTTCTTCGTGCAAGGTCTGCTACTGGCAGTGGTGCTGGTACTTCTTCTGCATCAACCCTAAAGGTTGCTATACGCACTGCTACGGGTTCTGGTGTGGGAACAATGGATTCGACAGGCAATGTCATCCATTTCTATTTGCAAACCGCAACAGGTTCTGGTACTGGTTCGGCAACAGTAACCTCTATTCGTGTTCCAGTAAGAACTGCAATAGGTTCGGGTTTGGGTACGGGAACAGCCGATTGGAATGTGAATCCTGTGAGAAGTGCCACAGGTGCAGGCACAGGTTATGCCACTACAATCAGCATCCATGTTGTTGTCAGAACTGGTACGGGTGCGGGAGATGGAACGTCAACATCATCCCCACGTCTCACGGCTATCCGTACAGCGTCGGGTTCGGGTGAGGGAACATCGACAACGGTTGGCGCAAGAGCACTGTTCAGAACATGCACAGGTTCAGGATTAGGTACAGGCACAGCCAACTGGGATAAATCACACATCTTCCGTGTGCCAACAACCAGTACATACCCGTTTGCTGAACGCCTCGGACAAGAAGGCGCTGACCGATTGTTCTCTTTCGTGCCGCAAGGTATACGCCAATACAACCTGTTCAAACTGACCGATGGTACATACCAGATAACTGACCCACGTATGCCTGAACGCATAGTCAAGGTGTACTACGGTGGGCATGATAACTTCTTAGATGCTACTGAAATAGCAGAACTTACAGCAGCAGGATACGGAGCAAGCATAACCTGATGGCAACTTTTAGACCACCAACCGATGACTTTGTTGTACCAGTAATCATCTCAAGCATCTACAACCAAGGGCAACTTTCCAAAGAGGAACGTATCGCTAACCGTTTAGGTGGTCGCATCACACCATCTGCCAGAGGTCGCAATATATATCTTTTAACAGATGGGTCATACACAGATAATCAGCCTTCAACGTTTGCTGTTATATCCAAAACCTATTACGGTGGACATGACATTGAAATCGATGCAGCAGAACAAGCATCGTTAACGGCTGCAGGATACGGAACATACATTTCGTGAAACATCAAGAAACACATCCCGACCTCGATGTCGAAGGATGTTTCGGTTGCCGTGTTGCAGGGGTACGTATGGGTGTCAACACCACTACCAGTCGCGGGAGTAAGGTGGCAGAAATCAATACAACAGAACGTAACTGGAACAAAGATATGCCAGCATACAAACGTCTTCGTGCGGATGGTTTACAACCGAAGAAGATTGATGGTGCTGCCAACGTAGAGAAAAGAGCGCAAGAAGGATGGCAAGTGGAAACAGGGATTCTTCCAACTATCTAAACGTTGTTGGTGTCAACATCGAAAAAGTTGGTTACGGCAAAATGGTTGTCGGCTTACGCAATGCGTTATCGGAAAAGGTAACACTTGCCGAAGATGCTGAACATGTTGTTTTTGCCTTAAGACCGAACCTGATTAAAGGCTGGCAACGTACACAGGTACCGCATTTGTTGACTATGTGGGAAACAAACTGGTTGCCACCAGAGTTCTCTGATTATCTACAAAACTTTAGTAAGGTGATTGTTCCTTCGTTGCATAACTGGGAACTGTTCTCACAATTCCATGATGATGTGCATATGATTCCGTTGGGTGTTGACCGTGCTATGTGGTGTCCGTCACAGGATAAACCTGAAGGTAAGTTCCGTATCATGTGCGGTGGTTCAGAGTGGTATCGCAAAGGCATGGATGTGGTATTGGAAGTGTTTAACAAGTTGCAGTTACCCGACGCAGAGTTACATATCAAGATTGTTCCGCCGCATCTGTTCGCACCCAAAGACTTGGAATACCCAAACGTAATAGTGCACCGTGACTGGCTGACCGTGGAACAAGAACGTGACCTAGTTCGTTCAATGCACGGGTTTATATCTGTGTCCCGTGGTGAAGGGTTTGGGTTGATGCCGTTACAGGCAATCTCTGCTGGTATCCCAACCATCCTTTCTGATGCTCATGGTCATCGAGAGTTCTCCAACCTTGCCACCCATCGCATACCCACGACCAGTGTCCCTACCGCTAAAGGTGTTTGGCAGGACATGGGCAACTGGGATGAACCTGACGCAGATGCTTTGGCTGAAGCCATCAAAGATTTATATAACAACCGTGACAAGTATCATCGTCAGGCAATCCTGACAGCCCCACAAACAGCAGCGTTCAATTGGGACACAGCCGCCGACCAAGTACTTCAAATTATCAAACCTTCTGCAAACCAGATACCATTTGACTGGATGCCATTGGAACCCACATGCGAAATACAGGTATCACGCCGTGTTCAAGCAACCATTGGCGGTCATACTGTGAAGATGATTCCAGGGGAAACGTATACTGTAGTGTTGAATGTGCGCGATACTTTGCGCGAATCAGGATACCTATTGGAGACAGCATGAAAAAGCCATCTAAAGCGATGAAGAAAACCCAAAAGGTTATGCACGAATATAAGGCTGGGACACTTCATTCTGGCAAGGGTGGTCCTGTGGTAAAATCTCGCAAGCAGGCTATCGCTATTGCCCTGTCTGAAGCCAAACAAATCAAAAAGAAAGGCAAGTAATTATGTCCGCTAAAGGCGAAATGTACAAGTCCAAGGGTGCTATGAAAAAGCATGAAAAGGGCGAAAGCAAAAAAGATAAGATGATGGAATATGGTAAGCCAATGAAGAAGGCTAAGAAAAAGAAATAGATGACAACAGCAGCAACCGTCATTGATAGGACGTTGCGGCAACTACTGTCTGGAACGGTGGAGGCTCGTAACAAACTTGTCTCCACCATTACCAGCGGTGACACAAGTGTCGTTGTCACGTATGCTTTGGAAGGGTTGCGTGTTGGTCAAGTATTCGAAATAGATTCAGAACTGTTTTACATTTGGGCTGCCGATAGCGGAACCAAAGCACTAACTGTAGAACGTGGCTATAACGGGACTACTGCTGCAGCCCACACTGCTGGCGCAATTGTTACCATCAACCCACGGTTCCCTAGGGCACAATGTTTAGAAGCACTTGCTGATGAAGTAACCGATTTGTCTGCACCAATGAACGGGCTGTTCCAAATCAAAACCGCTGACATTGATTACAACGGTTCAGATGTGATGATTAACTTGACAGGCATTACAAACATTATCGACTTGCTTACAGTGTCGGTTAGATATATGACAACCGATTATCCAATAGCCCGCAAAGTTCGTCTCATCCGCGACCTGCCAACAGATGACTTTGCTTCAGGATTTGCTTTACGTTTCGACCAAGGAGTATTCCCTGGAAGACTTCGTATTGTTTATAAAGCAGCCTATGTAAAACCATCCACGGAATCAGTTGATGTCAATAGCACTGGTGGTGTACAGGATTCTGTTACAGACATTTTGGCTTTGGGTACACAGATACGTTTGATGTCACCACGCGAAGTGAAACGCAACTTCACCGAATCACAAGGTGACACACGACGTTCAGACGAAGTTGCTGTTGGTGCTGTAGGAAACAGTTTCAGCCAGTTGCAACGTTTACGTCGTGACCGTATCCAGGCAGAGGCATCAAGACTTTCGAGGGCGTACCCAACTTTTCTATCGAAGGATTAAACGGTGGCAGATAATCTTTTGCGTTTCACCGATTCGTTCTTTAAACCGCCGCCACGTTTCTTTGGTGGAGCAACTAGCACTTCTTTAGTACCAGACATTTTTCCTGTTGCTATTAACGGCAGACCATTCCTCATCGACCAGAAATCTAATCAGTTCACTAGAGGTTTTGAGCCGCGTGTCCGTGACTCTGTTGACCAGTCAACTAGCCCTGGTGAGGCTGCTATTAACCCTCAAGGTTTATGGCGTAGAGGTGAAACGTCTTGGCATTATGGTGCAGGACAAAAGTATGCTGACACTGCCGAAGCACAGGATTATAGATTCTTTTCTTCTAAGGGTATAAACCCTTGGATTAAGGGTCAGGTGACTTTGTTGAACACGGTTAAAGAATCGTTGGACTCTGCTAACACCAACCTGCTTATTGCTGCTACCGACACCCGTGTTTATGTTGTTGATGGTCAGACATTAAAATATACGACAGACCCGTTCGCTACTAGTCCAACGTGGACATCTGCTATAGGTTTACCTACTGGTCACACGCCGCGTGATATGGCTACAGATGGAACAAACATTTATTTGACATACGAGGGAACCAACAACACGCACGGGTTGTGGAAATATACGGCAGCAGACGTAGCATCCAACGTCGCTTACGGTCACCAACTTTATTATGTTGACTTTGTTAAAGGTCATCTTATGGTTTCTGGTAACTCAACTGGTGGCGCAACAGACCTTTACTATGACCCAGCAGGTCACATCGGTGGTGATGACTATGCCCACCCAATCAGCACATGGAACTGGGTAAGTTTCGCTGCAGGACAAAACGCTATCTACGCTGCAGGATATGCAGGTACCCGTGGTGCTGTCTACAAAATCACTATCACCTCGGCGGGTGTACTGGACCAACCTGTTGTTGCATTGGAACTACCTTCAGGTGAAATACCTTTAGTTGTTTACGGATACCTTGGTGGCATATTTGTTGGAACAAACAAAGGTGTACGTTACGCCACCACCGACTCAGCATCAAACCTTGTAGCAGGCGCACTCATCCCAACACCAGGCAGCGTCGTTTCTTTCACAGCCGAAGAACGTTACGTGTGGTTTAACTGGTCGCAATACGATGGCACTTCTTCAGGGTTGGGACGTTTAGACCTTTCAACTTTCATTTCGACCAACACCCCAGCCCATGCTTCGGACTTGATGTTGACTTCAACAGCGAACGTTTTGGCTGTGGCAACCTTCAACAACAAACGCATCTTCTCTGTATCAGCCGATGGTATCTATGTTGAAGACTCAGCAAACCTTGTCACTACAGCAGAACTGACCACAGGAACCTACCGTTGGGGTATCCCAGACCGCAAATTCGTAGCCAAATTTGATATTCGTTCCACACCCCTCTACGGAACTATCACCCCATCAATTTCATTGGATTCTGGCACATACCAGTCGATGTCACCACACGATTTGGCTTTGGCTACAGAGTCGGTGGCTACAGGACCACAATCCAAGTTCATTGAAGCACGTTTCAAACTGGACTTCACCCGCTACTCTGCTCTGGTTGGTCCAACTTTAACCCGATGGATGGCAAGAGCATATGCCACCCCAGCCCGAAGCCAAGTGTTCAGGGTACCTATTTTGATGCACCACCGTTTGCGTGTCCATGACACCGAATACTATTTTGATGTTGAAACAGAACTTCAAGCATTACGGGATTTAGTTACTAACCCACGTGTGATAAACTACCAAGAAAATACTGAAACATATTCGGTAGTTATGGAAGATTTAGAATTTCAGGTGATTGACGGATACCAGTCCAACTGGGACCTTGAAGGCACCTGCACTGTTACAATGCGTTCAGTACAAGATTAGGAGCAGAAATGGCATACGCAACGAGAAGGTCTTACGCTGGTGCGGCACCTGCTTGCACCCTGACCAACTCCATTACTGCTGGTGACACTTCTGCTTTGCTCACTGGCGATGTAACGAACTGGACTACCACTGCTTCAGGTCCGTTCTTTATGGTTATTGACCCAGGTCTTAGCACCGAAGAAAAAGTTTTGGTGGCAGCACGTACGGGTTCTTCGTTGTCGAGTATTACTCGCGGTCAGGATGGTACTACTGCTGCTTCTCATGCTGCTGGTGCTACTTGTTACCCAGTTTTTACTGCTACTGACGCTGACCAAGCAAACGCTGTTGCGGCAACACTGACAACTAAGGGTGACTTGTTGGTCACTACTGGGTCGGTATTGAATCGTTTGCCTGTTGGTACTAACGCTTACGTTTTGACTGCGGATTCGACTGCTGCGAACGGTGTAGCATGGGCTGCTACTGCGGCTGCTGGTGGTTTGAACACAACAACCGAAGGAGCATTATTCATTATGGACGTAGGAGTTTAATATGGCATCAGGCGACAGAACAGAATCACGACTTTCGGGTGGTACAGCCCCCGTACAGTTGGGTAC